TTTTCAGCATTGTTTTGATTATCTGGATTAGAAATTCTAGCACAGTATCCAATAATGTCTTGGGCAGACATTTTCTTGCCACTGCCATCTTGATAGGCATTGACCAGTGAGGAAGTGATTGCTACAGGGAGTACAGTTTGGTTCATATTTAAATATCCTCTTTAATACTTTGCCAAGTTTGTTCTTTTAATTTTAGTTGCTGTTTTAGTTGTTTGTCATAGACCAGTAAGAATCTATGCTTCTGACTTCTAGGTCGCCACTCACCTTCTAAATGTTTCACAGGGCCATGACTAACTTTTCTAAATGATCCATCAGGTAGTTTTTTCCAAAAGTCTGTTTTATAGTCAGTCAAACCATAGTAAGTAAAGTTACATGCTCTATATATTGTTCCTTTATGATGGTTATTATCAGCATAACTAAGGATAACTTTTACATCTGTATCTTGACGAAACCGTTTGATACATTTGCTAAGAAACCAAGATGTAATGTTATACTCTTCTTTCTGTAAGTTTGGTTCAATACAAAGTCTAGTTAGTTCATAGAGACCTTCTTGGTCTGTGTCAGGAATTCCAAATGCTCCAAGAGCAAAGTTCTTTCCTGTAATATTATTGAATACGCATGCCCCAAGACACTCTCCTACACGCAGGAAGTCGGACCATTCATTTCTTTTGAACAGTCCATAATTCCATCCAGACCTAAAATCTTGAGATTCATCTTTTAAATAATGGTGAGTGTATAAAAGGTCTTTGATTGTGTTTTTATCAACCCTGTCTATATAAAACTCAGACTTTGTTGATTTGCTCATATCTTAAAGCCTTTAAATTTATCTTCTGCACCAGCAGGGGTTTTATCAAATACAGGAATACCATCATCTACTAAGGTCTGGTCTGATGGTTCAACGTCATATAGTCGCATCTTTGATCTATCTATGCCTACTACAAAACGTTTATTCTTATTAGGGTCATTGTATCGGTTCTTCAGTTGCTTTACCATAATCTGACCAGACTGATCAAGTTCTTCGTTAGATACTAGAGCAAACATCAAGTCTGCTGTAGCAGGAAGACCAAATGATTCTGATGTATCTTCTAGACCGGGATCAGAGTTGCCATAACCAGAACGGGTAGTCTGTGTAGCACTCAGAACAGGAACACCAAACTCTACAGCAAGACCACGAAGTTCTTCAGCAATAGCTTTGATGTAGGTATAGGAGTTGATTGCTCCACCCATAGACTTCATACGAGATGAAGAACAGATGTTCAGATAGTCAATAAAAATAATGTCAGGAATGAAAGAACGTTTTAGTTTCAACTCTTTAAGCAATGCTCTAAAGTGTCCAACATGAGCAGAACCAGTAGGATATTCCTTGACAATTAGTTTACCTACAGTTTTCTTGGCAAGGTTATTAACCTTCTCAGTAAACATAGCCTTTGGCATTTTATCTAACTGATCAATAGGAATGTCTAGCAGGTTAGCATCAATACGTTCTGCAATACGTTCCTCTGCCATTTCCATAGTAATATACAGAACATTCTTGCCTTGCAGCAAAGCATTAGCACCGACATGACACATGAATAGGGACTTACCTACACCTGTGCCAGCCAGAGCAATGTTCAATGTCTTATCAGGCAAACCACCCTTGGTAATCTTATTGAGTAGTTCAATATCAAATGGTAGTTTGTCTTCTACACGGGTATAGAACTCAAAACGATCTTCTGCATTGTCAATATAATCGTGACCGATATTAGTATCAAATGCTACTCCTAATGCTTCAGAAAGAATATCAGGAATAGCATTCTTGGTCATAGTCTCACTTTTACCATCAAGGATATTAATAGCTTCCATGACAGCAATATGAACAGCACGGTCCTGACACCAGTTCTCTGTCTTCTCTAGTAGAAAGTCTTGATCAATGTCTACAGGAGAAAACACCTCTGGAAGCAAAGCAGAGACTTCAGTGAACATATCATCAGATACCTTCTCATTCTGTTCTAAGTCAATGCGGAATGCTTCCAGAGTGGGCAGTGTATTGTGCTTGTCTACAAATGCAGCAACCTGCTTGAAGATAACCTTAAGGGAACCTTCAAAGTAGTTGGGTTTCAGAAAAGGAACAACTTTCCTAAGATACTCTTCATTAGTTAAGAGTGATCGAAGTATCGTCTTGTTCAGATTCTCGCTCATTAAATACTGCCTTTCCTTCTTCAATAGACTTTTCCAAGGCTGCTACTATAACATCCCCAGCGATTTGATTTAACTCATCAGTCCCTTTGACAATATCATGGTTAGGAGAATGGAATACTTCATACTCGAAACTCATTTCTGCTGTATCATCATCTTCATTAGGTTCAAAAGAAATCTCACCAAAGATAAGAATTGTATCTTTGTATTGGTCATCATTCAGCAGTTGAATACCCCAATCCAAAATCTTATCGCCAACACTGGCACCAGTTACACCAACTAGACGCCAATGTTCAAACTCTTTTAGGTCACTCTTCAAGTTCATCTTCACTTACCACTTCAATGTTAGAACTGCCGCCCTGTTTAAAGTTGTTTTCTGTAAACTCTTTAAATTGAGTGGTGTTAATAATACCATCCCAGAAGTCTTTTGTCAACTCTTTTGCACGGTATTTTTTGTCTTCGACTTCACCTGTTTCCGGGTCAACTTTTGAATACCAGCCGTTAGAAGGTTTGATAACGAACTTTCCCGCCAGAGCAACATCAAGTAGACCAGAATAGTTATCGACGCCGCCTTCCCAAGTAACCGAGATAGGAATGATTGATTTTTCACGGACATATCTAGATTTCTCCACATTGATTACAAAGTCATATCCAACGATAGATGTTCCTTCTTTATTCTGTCTGCGACCCAGAATCCAGATATCATCAGCAGAGTAATAAAGACCAGTGCCACCTGATACAACTTTCTTAGAAAACATTTCTTGTGTATCATATGTATGGGCAATACCAATGAACGGAATATCTTTCATACTCAGGTGTGGTGTAGCAATACGGAAGACAGACTTCAACTGCTTGGCACGGGTCATATCTGCTACTGCTTTTTCGTTTAGTGCATCTTCTACTTCTTTCTTAGAAGCCAAGTTGCCCAACGAATCTACAACGATAATAACCTTATCACCTTTTGTAATGTTTTCAAGTTGGTTAGTCAGGTCAAACTTCAACTCTTCAATATTAGTAATAGGACAGTGCAACACACGTTCCATATCAATATCAAACATATCAAAGTATGACTGTGGTGAACCAAACTCAGAATCATAGAACAGCATTACTGCATCAGGATATTTCTGCATATAGGCAGAAGCAATCTTTAAAGAGAAACTGGTTTTAAAGTGTTTAGATGGTCCAGCAAGAATAGTAACACCGGGTGACAGACCACCATCAATAGAACCTGACAGTGCCACGTTCATCATAGGCACATCAGTAGATGCCATTTCTTTCTTACCATAGTATTTTGACTTGGTAATAATCTCAGAATCCAACTTTGAATTCTTTTTGAGTTTATCCATAATAGACGGCATATTAATTATTTCCCTTGTTTGTTGTATGCTTTCCATTGACGACGCTTAGACTTGTTCTTGGGTCGTGAGTTATTTGACTTGCCAATAGAAGTGCGGGTGTGTGCTTTTGAATTGCCTTGCTTGACTTGAACGGCCATGTATGGTTACTCCTTTTACATTTAGAAGGGTATTATATATCATTGGATTCTGTTTGTCAATCACTAAATGTATAAATATAAGACAAACACTAACCCAAGGCAAACACGATGATGAAAAAATTGTTTGCTGCTTTCATTATGTTGTTCGTGACTACAGCAGCTTATGCAGAAGAAACAACTTCCACTAATGATCCAATCGTTACAGAGAATACCACTACCAGCACAGTTACCAGTACAAGTGACTCTACTAACACAGTAATCTCTGCTCCTCCCTCTGCTATCGCACCTACCATTAATACAACAAACTCTGACATTTGCACTATTGGAGTGTCAGGTGCAGTTCAAACACAGATTCTTGGTATCTCTGCTGGTTCTACAGTAAGAGACATGAACTGTGAGAAACTTAAGAACGCTACACAGTTGTATAATATGGGAATGAAGGTCGCTGCGGTATCTGTTATGTGCCAAGACCCTAGAGTATTTCAGGCTATGATGGATGCAGGAACTCCCTGCCCTATTGATGGATTAATTGGTGACCAAGCTAAAGATGCTTG